CAATATTTTTTATTTTCTCGATAGACGTCTAAACGGATGCTGCCCGCGACGGTGGTATAGAGATCGACGAAGCGACGATCGCTATCGGAGATAACCGTCAGTGTCGCGGCGGACGACATAACCGGTTCGATCTTATTCACCTCGCTCCACTCGATTGTGAGCGGGGTATCGTAAGGGAATGACAATTCTCCTACGCTGCCGGAGTAGCCCTCTTGCCATATCTCAACTCGATAGCGCACTCCTGCCACGCTAATAAATTCACCCTCATATCTTTTTCCCTTTGCCATCGTAACTCGTAATTCGTAATTTATAATTCGTAATCGATTATCTCGTTCTTCTGTTTACTTGCGAACGTTTATTTAATACCCCCTCCAAATCGCGTCCGGAGATGCGAAAAACCACCTGCCCGACGCCTGCGGAAGGCTCGATGAGATCGCGCAACTTTGAGAGCGGCGCGACGACCTCGGGGTTCGTTGAAGCGTTTGCGTATTCTCCGAACATACCCAGCGTTTTGCCGTATGCAATACCCCCCTCGGCATATCGCGGAATCGATGCGATCGCCGCAAGCACAGAGGCTACGGCCGCAATCGCGAGAATGGGGCCGACGAACGGAATCGAAGAAACGGCCGAAGCCGCACCTGTTCCCGCAGAATACATGCTCGCGTTGCCTCGCTCCTGTTCCGCAGTAGTCAACGCCGCGATCTGCGGAATTGCCGCCGCGATAGCCTGCAGCAAGTTCTGCCCCCAGTCTATCCATGCCGCTGCTGCTTCTCCGACGACGTCGCGAAGTCCGCCCATCACGCCCGTCACGGCCGAAATACTCTTCGATACGCCTTCGAATACGGCCCCGGGGGGCAGCATCTTGCCCGAACGTTTCCGTATTTCTTCTGCAGCACGTGCCAGCGCACCTGTGTCAAATTTGACAGGGACATTCAATGCGCCGGCCGGCCCGGCTATTTTATTCGTCGCAGGCAGCGGAGCGGCTTTTAAGACCTCGTTTTTGAAGTCACTGCCTTTCATTTTTATATACGACTCTTTCAGTTCCAGCTGCCTTTGTAGCAGATTAATCTGTCGTTGCAGTTCGATCGCGTGCTCCGTATCGGCCGCACGCTGTTGTTTTTGCAGCTCGGCAATCTTCTGTTGGAAGTAGCCGATCGTGTCGGGGTTAAAGACTTCTTCTTCCTGCTTTTTCTTTCCTTTGCCATCGCCGGAAGCGGAGAACCCTCCGCTGAACAGGTTTTCTTTTGCCTTTGCCGCTTCTTTCGTTTTCTGCAGAAACTGATTCGTCAGGTCAAGCGCTTCGTAGTACGCATCCATCGCGCCGCCGCCGATTTGAATATCGAAGACTTTTCCGAGCCATTCCGCCACCTTTCGAGCCCCGGCCACGATCTTATCAAAGACTTTCAATACGTTCTCTTTGATAAGATTATGAAATTTCATGATGCCGCTTGCAAGCTTCGTGTTCGCAAACCACCTCGCGAACTCTTTCAGCCACGCAACCACATCCTTAAAACTTTTGATAAGCCACTCTATTGCCTTGCCGAGGACTTTCCACAGCACCTCGGCGAGCACCTTTACGGCTGCCCACGCCTCGTCTACGGCACGACGGAAGCTCTCGGAATGGTTATAAGCGTAAATCAATCCTGCGACGATAGCCGCCAGCGCGGTGATAAGCAGCCCGATCGGATTTGCTTCCAGGGCCGCATTGAGCAGCCACTGTGCTGCCGTCCATGCTTTTGTGGCTATTCCGGTCGCGTGGATGGCTTGCGTAAGCTGGATCAATCCGCCTGCGGCGACACCCAGCTCGGCCGCTTGGGTGATAAGCGCCTGAAACGGTATCAGCATCTGCCCGACGCGCTCCTTCAAGTCGCCGATGGTATTGTTCAGTTGCACCATGCGCCCGGCGTCGGTCTTGGCTAATTCGGCATTCACGTTACCCACGCTCTGCCGAACCACCTCGGCGAGCGTAGCGGCCTTTTGCTCCTCCGTGCCGAATTTCAAGATTTTTTCTTGCGTTTCATCGAAAGTATATCCGTAGCGGCTTAACGCAGACACCTGACCTGCAAACACTTTACCCATCATCGTGGCGATGTTTACGGCCGATTCCTGCGTAGCGTTAAAGCCGTACTGCTGGGCGATAATATCGTTCATCACGGGGATGAGCTCGGCAAGCGACTCTTTTTTCGACATATACGTCGCAAGCTCTTGCGCTCCCGCGAGCTGCACTTCGTCGCCGATCACGCCCAATTCCTGCTGCGCGGAGCACAAGTCTTTAATCGACTGTATCTCCGCATCGGTCGCGTTCATCGTGTTGCGCATCACGGTCTGCAGCTTGCTTTCTACTTCTACCTGCGAGGAGTAGAATCCCGTCATGGTATTGACTGCGCTCGAAATCTGCCCGATCGCGTCTGTAACGTGTTGTATGGATGATACAATCTGGTTGAAATTTAAGAACTTTGTCTTTAAATCTTCGGTCTGCTTGTTTACGACCTCGACGGTCGCGCCGAGCCCTTCGAGCTGCTTCTTCAGCTTGCCCGTCGCATCGCCGCTGATATCTTTCAGCTTAATCTGATATATGACCGTTTTTTCTGACATTTTTCTTGTTTATTTCAACCGTTTAAATTATCTTTGAAGCGTTTTTAAAAATTGAACAGAATGGCACTGCTTGTTATGATTTCTGCCGCGGCGATTGTCGCCGTGATCTACGGAGGCTTATACGCTGCGATACGCAGGGAAGAAAAGGGAGACAAAGACTAATCGTCTTTCCACATCTCCGAAAGTTCATCCATGAGCTTTCGACGCTCCTCGAGCGTCATTCTCTCTTCTTCTTCTTTCCTGATCGGCTTGCCGTCCCACTCAAATTTTAACAGATCTGTCGGCCTGCGAACGCGCTTTGAATGCGGCGCCACGGCCGAAAACGCGATCATCCGCGCCTGCTCCCATCCGCTGCGCTGCCTCGCTTCTTCCTGCTCTGTATATTGCTTCAGCACTTCGTCCAGCTCATCCGGAGTGAGCGCTTCGAAATCCGCGAGGCGCAGCCCGACCCTGCCGAGGGCGATCCCCAGCAGGGTTTCGATGCTCACGCTTTTTTTTTGTCCGACTTCGGGGCCGGAACAGCCTCGAACGACGTCTTTTGCCATTCCGCAAAATCGTCCTGATCCATGCTGTCCGCCATGTCCATGAGCGACATGTCAAAGGGATGATTCAGACGCTTACACGCGGACGCTACGCAGCACCACAGCAGTGTAATCATATCCGAAATACTGTCGCCTTTCACCTCCGTCACCTCGCGCCCGGTTTCCTTCTTAAACCGAAGCAGGGCGCCCATCGTCATTTGGCAAGGATATTCCTTGCCGCCGATTCTGATTTTGTTCATGTGTCTATCTTTCTAAGTGTTAAACATACTTTGCTTATCCTCCCGGATGATCTTTCACCTCTCCGGTCGATTCTAACGAAATACTGTACGACGCATCGTCGTCAGCCGGACGCGTTTGTTCCAAGTTCGTGATCACAAACTTCCCTGTGCGGTACTTCGTCGCATCTTCGCCTCGATGCGCGTACTTCACGTCGACGGGCTGCGCTTTCTGCCACAACGCCAGCAATTCCGTGTATCCGCATTCGGCCTCGTTGTAGAAACAAAAGCCCTCGCCCGAAATCGATTCGCTCAGCTTCGTGACCGACTTCTCCGTCCACTTCCCCGTGTTCCCGCCTGCTACACTGGAGGCGGGTTTCACCGCGCGCTCCTTCGATTCGGTATTGTGCGTAATCGTGCACGACGTGCAATGTCCGATCGCCTTACCCCCGATAAATACGAGTAGATTACTACCGTGAATATATCCTTCTGCCATAATACAATGATTTGAAAATTAATTCTATATAACTCACTTTAAAACCCTGATGATCCCGACGAGGCACAGTACGATAAAGCATGCGCCGCAGGCCATCAGCCCTTTTTGCCACCACTTAAGCGGCGTGTCCCTGACCTCTATGACTGTTTCGGTTGCTTTGTTTTCGTGCATCTCGCGGATCATTTTGTCGCGCAGTTGAAGCTCGATGCGCAGACTGTCTTCGCGACAACGAAACGTCAGCAGCGATTCGCTTGCGCTTACGTGCGTAAGCGTCAAGTCCGGCACAATGCGAGAACCCGGAAGCGAAATCAGCCGAGTTAGCGCGACGCGGCCTTGCTGACATTCGAGGTATGCGCGAATCAACGCAGAATCAGGAAGAACTGTCACGATCGTGTCGCGGGTAGTCTCTAATACCTCGACCTTCGTCGTAACCTCTGTAGTTGCCACTCTCTTCGCGCTGCAACTCGGCAAGAATAGGGCAATCAATGTGATACTTACAAGTATAGCCCTTTTCGACTGCTCTTCTAAATTTCGACAATTCACCGCTTACACGTTTTAATTCTTTCCGAATCGGCTCGGCGATGGATTCCATCACGATGCGGGCTGCTTGCTCCGCATTCTCGAGCTCGGCCTTCTTCGACTCTGCCGCCGCTTTTCGGCGGACGGACCGAAGTGTCACAAGCGACACGATCAGCCCGCCCCCCAGAACGGCCTCCTCTGTCAGGATGAAGTTCTCCTCATCGCTTGACATCCC